GCTGTAATCAAGTGATACTGTACCACCGGACCCCTTTGCATCATTATTTCCCCAGAGTGCCATGTGTCTTTCCGTAAAAAATTATTCTAACAATATTTATAAAAAAGAAGACCCCCATTACTGAGGATCTTATTGGGATCTATTCTAGAAAATCAGGGAGTAGGATCTACTGCACCTTTCTTTTTGAGATGTTGCTGTACTTGAAGAAGAACAAACGAAACAAGTCCGTTTGACTTCAACTTATTATTGGCACCAAGGAACTCAGAAAGAATGAGAAGAATGGTAGCAATAGCAGCTTCATTTGCCTTGGCCCATGCCAAGATAACTGCGAGAGACATAATAACCTCCGATAGTGGTCCTGAGTTATTTAGAAATTAATAAACTCCTTTTCTTGCTGCTTGAAGTCTGGTGGTCAAGTCTCTCACTTTCTGCATCTGGATTTTTTGTCTTTGCTGCTCCATTTTCTTATCACCAGTTGGTTCAATATGGTCATCCATTTGTTCTTCAACTTTTTTAGGAAGACCCTCATGCTTTGTTTTAGCAAAATCTCTTGCAGATTTCTTACTCATTCCTGCTGCTGCCTTTGCAACTGCTGCTGAAGGTGCTGCCATTTCACCTTTCTTTACAGCATAAACCATTCCCATAAACTTTTGCTGTTGCTGACTAAGTGCTTTCTCGTCAAGAACTTCTTCACCAAGATGTGGAGCAGCCTTATATCTCTTGTCACCTGCTTTATATTTTTGATAAGCAGCAGTATTTCCTTTCTTATCAGCAGCAGTTACAGTGTAACGAGTATCCTTTTGTTCCTGTTTTTCTCCACCATATACTGCTTCACCAAGTTCTCCAAGTGCTTTTGCTTTACGAACTTTCTTTGCTCTTAACTTACCACCAGGATAATTTGATTCATCATCACCCTCAAAATCAGGATCTACATTAGCACGATGTCTTGCTGCTCTCTCAGGAGATGCTTTATCGGCATGAATACCTGATCTACGATTAGGAGCAATCTTATCTGCTGCTCTCTTATCCTTTTGCTTCTGACGACTTCTTTGCTTTTTGAAGTCTTTCATGGTCATTACTTCTTCAATCTCAACCATCTCAATCAACTGACCACCCATATTTTCTACGGATTCTTTGAAATCGGGATTGATTGTAATCTTATTGTTTACTTTTTTTTCCTTGATTTCCTTTTTTGCCTCAACATCATCCATTACTTCAGAAAGATCTTGTCTCCAGTTTGAGAAAGATTCTTTCATTTTTTTCTTAGAAATCGCAGCACCACGAACCTTTCTGCGATTCAGAAGATACTTATCAGTCTTATCATGATCACCATCATTATCGATATCCTTATCTTCATGACCAACAGGATCAAGTGCTTCTTTACGGAGTTTTGCTAAGACTGCTCCGGCAACCTTTTCACCTCTTTCCTTAGAACCATATCTTTCAGCAGCAGACTTTGCAATCTTAGCAAACTGCTTTCCTGGTTTACCAATATCTTTACCTGCTCGTGCTGCTTTTGCTGAGTATGATGCTTCATCAATCTCAACTTCTTCAAAATGCTTACGGGCAGCAGAAACCATATCTTTATGTGCCTTAGTCTTCTTCATATCTTCAACTGCTTTTTCATTATTCTTACGACGCTTTTCCATATCAGTCTCAAGATATGAATCGTCCTTTTTCTCAGCAATCTGCTCCAGATATACTCTGGAAATATCGTTTAAAGGATTGTTAGACATTTTGACTAAGCACTTACTTTATTTTTCTTATACTTATTTATGAAATCTAAGAATGAACGACCACCAGATTGAAGATTCTCTTTTCCAGATTTGACACCTGAGGTTTGTTGCAAGGCATACTTAAGGTATCCTTTTGTTCCAACCAAAGTATTTGGTTTATTCGGTTCTCTATACATTCTATCCATCTTGACTTCAGTATATTCCATCACATCTTTGATCCAGGACTTAAACATAAATCCTTCTTCAGTCACACAAATAAGGTGATTTGCCCCTCTACGGATAATCTCACCAACCAATCCAGTATTTAAGTTCTCTACAATATCACCAATCTTAAAGATTTGCTTGGTGATATAATGCTCACGAAGGTTGCGCATATCAAACTTAGGAGCAATCTCCCAGAGAGCATATCCTTCTTTCTGAACCTTAGATTTCTTTGCTCCCATACTCTGACGGACAGCATCAAAAAGTGCTCTTGTATCACCATCATCAAGAGTCTTAGGAGTTCCTCTACGGAATGACTCGAAATCATCATCCATCACAGCCTTTCTCATCTTGGAAGCAGACATTCCCAATACACCTTCAGCATCAGCATCACGAACACCAGCAGAAATCACACGAATCAGATCAAAGTTGTATAATTCGCCGTTGTATTTCTGAGCAAGGTTTTCAAACTCTGCTTGACGATCTGAACCTACGACGATATTTACATTCGTATATCCCTCTTCAGAAGCAGCAACCAGAACATTAAAGATTGATTTCATCTCATCATCATTAATAATGTTCTCTTCATAATCAGGGAACATCTTTTTCATAAATGAGATTTTCATATCAGGATCTAATGGATTCTTCTTAGCATCCTGAGTTCTTGAAGGGTAAATCTTAAGATCTCCACCTGCAGAAACCTTATCAGCAGACTTTAAAAGTTTCTCGTGTCCTACTGTAGGTGGATTGAAACGACCAAATACTACAGTCAGAGTATCACTTTCAGAACCTTTTTCTCCTGTTTCCTCAGGTGGTTTTGATTCTGGTTTTTGTGTAGGAGTTGGTTGTGCTGCTGCTTTAGTTTTTGTAGGAGTTCCTGCCTTTGCTTTTGTGTCTTGAGGAACATCTCTCTGTCCTACCTTTTCGCCCTTATTATAAAACTTGAGTTTTCCACTTTCAGTTTTCGCAACAAACTCTCCACGGGAATCATACCATCCCCCGTGCCCATCACTCTTGAGATTCAGTTTCTTTGCTTGTAATGATGCCTGAGATTGACTTGCCTCAGTTAGAAATCGGAAAAAACTCTTCATAGTTTGTTTTGATATACTTATATTTATTCTAATTTGATATATGGGGCAGAGTAAGTTGCCTGAGAACTTGCGTACAAATAAAAGTCTTTTACGACTTCATGCTGAGTATCTTTTTTAGCACTCTCAATCGTTGTCAAAAGTTTCATTACAAGATACTTGGAGTAACGATATTTATTTGATTTCATTTGTATGGTAGAAGCAGTTTCATCCAACTGATTCTGTTTCACAAGTCCATATTGGACCATCATCTTAGCAATTTCTTTGGAATGAGAATCTGAATTTTGTTCTGCCAATCTTGCAGATACATTAGATTCTGGTAATTGATCTAAACCATGTCTCTTCAGAATGAAGTTAATAGGTCCAAGAGAAATCTTTCCTTGGTTAGCAGAAGCTCCTTTTATCTCTCCTTGCCATCCAGTTAAAGATGTCTCCCCACCAAAACTTCTGAACTGGATCTTTTCAGTATTAGCAGTTCCCCACTGAATATATCCATCCATGGCATCCATATTTGTCGTTGTTCCCCTAAATTCGGCAGTTACTATCTTCTTATCCGTTGGGAAATTTTTCTTAGAGATCTTAGCAGTTCCTGTTATTTTCTTTAGAGATACTCCTATGAGTTGATTACTTTGAATATACTCAAACATCTTTTCGTTGAGTCCTTTCAAAGTCTTTTCTGATTGCAATTCCGAGACATTAAACCCATTTCCTACCATATAAATGTCAGCAGGACTCCATTTGTTCAAGTTGCCAAAAGCACCCTCAGATCTGTTAATGGCAGTAAAGGTTTTTTCAATAGCATCAACAGTCTTAGATCCTCTATGAAAAGTAAATTTTCCTTTATCTTTATACTGTCTAAACAAAGCATTTGCACCAGCAATTGAAGAGTTAATCCAATCATCTGGCAAGTTGTTGATCATGCTCTCAAACTTTTCATCAGTGTCTGCTGTAGCAAGTGCCTTCTGAAAGTTTTCTTTGGTTACATCAGCATTTGTTATCTCTCTCTTCAATACGTTGAATGCTAATGCAGCATAAAGTGCTTGAGATGATTCAGCAAGTTTAGTGAGTGCTGCTCCTGCTCCAGAACCTCCACCTGCTCCTTTCTTATAGATTAATTTAATGATAGAATTTGATAATGAAATTTTTGTGACAGGAAAAGAAGACTCACTCTTATCTACTTCATTCACGTATTTGATTCTTCTCTTTTTTAGTTCTTGAGATATCTTATCCTGAACCTCTGCTCTTTGAGAAGCAACCACACGAATCTTATCTACTTTCGCACCAGCTTTGACAACCTTAGTTTCGTATCCTTTAAGTACAGAATTTACTGCTAATAGTACTTCAGAATCCGACATTATGGATAATTTATTGTTCTTCTATATTTAGAAATGGAGAATAGGAGACTCGAACTCCTGACCTCCTGAATGCAAATCAGGCGCACTACCAACTGTGCTAATTCCCCAAGAAAATCCCCGTAGGGATTATTTATCAAGCACCAAGAACTGCTCCGATGTTATCATCAAGTTGTTGAATGACAGCACGAATGTCAATTACACGAGGAGGAACACTTGCCTCATCATAAGTATATCCTTTTTGGGAATCAAACAGAACTTGACGAACTGCTGCTGCAGCACGAGCATCCAGTTTAATCGTTACGTTATTTTCTTTAGTCACAGATCTCCCTCCTTACGATTTTCAGAACGTTCAATAGTAAAAGCACCCTCAGGATATCGGGCATTCAGTTTCTCAAAGTTCATTTGAATAACTTCTTCAAGAGAAATATTCAAACCAAGACATGCCTGAGACACATACCACATGATGTCTCCAAGTTCACGCTTTAAGTGAAACAGATTTTCTTCATTGACAGGTTTACCTTGAAAGACAATCTTCTTGATAATCTCAGTAAACTCACCTGCCTCAGCAGACATTCCTACAGCAGCAGTAAGCAGTCTCTCAGTAGGAAATCCTTGGATCTTGAGATCATTCAGTCGGTCAGCAAACTCGGAGAATTCTTTACTGGGTTTGGAAGTTGTAGTATCAACGAACTCCACATACTTATTAAGGTCAATAGTCATACGATAAAAGGTTCTAACTCGGATTGGGGTAAAATTTGTTGTGCTGGAAGTTGCAAATCATCATCCAGTCTTACATGAGGAACATTAACTGTCTCGGGATTGATATGCTTAACCTGTCGATAGGTTCTGGTTGAATCAAATTCAACCAACATAATAGCATCTTGGATACTTGCACAATCGGCAATCTTCTTACCATTCTTGTCAAATACCGAATAGTAGTTCAAAACTTAAATCCCTCAAATGATTTCTTTGGTTTTCTTTCTTCAAAATCATACTCTTCTTCTTGTTTATTGTCAAGGATGTCATTTTGAGCAGACTGTTCACAATCATAAAGACGCATCTTTGCTCGATCAATACCAATCACAAATCTCTTATGAATGGTAGGATCATTATAACGATTCTTAAGTTGCTTCACAAGAATCTGACCAAGTTCTTCAAGTTCTTCCGTAGAAATCAGAGCAAACATAAGATCAGCAGTAGCAGGAAGACCGAATGATTCTGATGTATCAGTTAGTTCCACATCAGAAGAACCATAACCACTACGAGTAGTTTGAGTGGCACTGACGATTGGAACATTAAACTCCACAGCAAGACCACGAAGTTCTTCTGCGATTGCCTTAATGTAAGAATAAGAGTTCACAGAAAGATTTCCTTTGTACCTTGAAGAAGCACAGATGTTCAAATAATCAACAAAGATGATATCTGGACGGAAAGATTTCTTCAAAGCAAGTTCATTCAGAAGAGACTTAAAGTGTCCTGAGTGAGCAGAAGCAGTAGGATACTCTTTAATGATTAGAGTCCCCTGAGTTTTCTTAGCAAGGTTGGTTACCTTACTCTCAAACATCTGCTTAGGCAGGTCTCCAATGTCCTGAATAGGAACGTTCAAGAGGTTCGCATCAATTCGTTCAGCAATTCGTTCCTCCGCCATTTCAAGAGTGATGTAGAGAACGTTCCTGCCTTGCAGTAAGACGGAAGCAGCAACATGGCACATAAAGAGACTCTTTCCGACACCCGTACCAGCAAGAGCGATATTGAGAGTCTTATTAGGTAGACCACCTTTTGTGATCTTGTTAAAGTATTCAAGGTCGAAT